GGCTAAAAAACCAATTGTGCAAAGATCATTTTCAACCACACCGCCATCCGCTTCAACTCTTGCTTTGTAAGCATCGAATAAAGTTGTGCCAGTTGCTAAATCTCCGGTGTAAAGGTATAAGTCTTGACCAGCCTCTAAATAATCAGTCCAATCCTCACTTACATAAATAACACTACCGGAACCACCTATAATTGGTGTATCAATTCCAATGTATGTGTTTGAATGAAAATCAACTCTGTAATTCTTGTCTTGTAGACTTTTTAGTTCGCTTGTAAATAGTAACATTTATCTTTTAAATTGTGATTCTCTTCCTTGTGTAATTATCATGTCACGGCCGCTTATTCTGGTATCAAGTACTATTGGTTGCATATTGGCACCTATTCCACTCATTGAAGAGAAACCACCGCCACCGGATGGCGAATAAGAACCAGAACCGCCACCAGTATCCATTCCTTTTTTACTTAAATTTGATATTGCCGCACCGGCCGCAACTAATGCAACACCCCCTATTATTGCAAGTGCAGGGTTAAAACTTTTAATTGCTACATCCAACATCACTTGTGCAATACCCATTGCAATCATAGCTTCACCAAATTGGCCCATGAACTTACCTATGGAATCAAGTAGGCCCTTTCCAAAGTCTTTGACAGTCATATCGCCTCCACTTATTACAGTGCCTAAAAACTCACCAAATTGCGTTAAACCCTCTGTTGCTAATGACTTCAATCCAGAACTTAAAGCATCACCCATTTCCTCACCTAAATCAGCCGCTTGCCTTCTTGCTGCTGCTGCTGCTTGTTGGTCAAAAAGTTCTTGTGGCAATTCAATAGGCTTAATGTCTATTTGTAAAGGTGCTTTTATTGGTTCATCAAATTTAAGGCCTTTTGATTTTAAGCCTTTAGTGATTGATTCAATTGCAGGTGTTTGTAAATTTGCCGCTTCAATTCCTTTTGAGAAATCAATTCCTAATTTAATTGGCTTTGCTGCTTCTTTTCCTAAATCTTTTACTGATTCAGTGGTTTTGTCAATCTCCGTTGTTGTGCCAGTTAAATCCTTTTTAACATCTTGCAAAGTGTCCTTAAACGATCCAAACTGCGCAGTTGATTCCCTCGATTTTAATTTAAAAGAATCTAAGAAGGCATTTATTCCNGTTCCAATGTCTAAGCCTAAAATATTGGCAAATTTCAAAAATGGCGTGACCATTGATTTTAATATATCAATGAATCCGTTTGCAATTCCAACCCACGCATTATAAAAGAAATCTTTAAACGCTTGCAAGTTATTTTTAACGTATAAAAATGCAGCAACAATTGCCCCAATTGCAATAATAACGCCTGCAATTATTAATGTGGTTTGTATTTGTGCGGCCGATAGTGCAGCGAATGCAACCGTTAATGATCCAATAACAAAAACTAAGGGCCCAATTGCAGCCGCTAAACCTGCAACAACAGTAATTGCGGTTTTCATAGATGGACTTAATTCAGAAAACCACATTGCAATGCCTGCTAAAAGATCTGCTAAAAATGCAATTGCTGGTGCCATAACTTCACCAAAAGAAATTGCTAAACCCTCTGTTGCTGATTTCAATTTAAACATTGAACCTTGCAACGTATTGTCCATTATTGCAGCCATTGCAGCCGCAGGATCTTTTGCGTTTAATATAGAATCAGTTAATTCATTTACTGCATCTTTACTTGTGGCAAGTGTAATTGCAACGGCCGCATTTTCTCGGCCAAATAAATCCATTGCGGTTTTATTCTTATCGGTTGATGTTGCAATTTTATTCATTGCTTCATCATAAGTCATCCCAGTTTTTGAAAGAGTCAATAAGATGTTTTTCAATCCGGTTCCTGCCGTTGATGCTTCAATATTATTGTTGGCTAAAATACCAAGCATTGCGGTTGTTGACTCAATACTTTGACCAGCATTTTTTGCAACTGCTGAAACCTTTCCCATTCCAAGTTGGAATTTATCAAGATCAAGACCAGACATTGAAAAACCTGCTGCCATCGTATTAACAACACGATCCATTTCGCTTGCATCTAATCCAAACCCACGCAAAGCACCCCCTGCAACTTCAGCACTTTTTGCCAAATCTTCACCGGTTGCAAGTGCTAAATTTAATGTGGCACCGGTTATTTTCTCAATTTCACTTGAAGAAAAACCTAATTTTGAGTAATTAAGCATCAAGTCAGAAACTTCAGATGCCGAAAATCTTGTACTTATTCCAAGATCTTTTGCTAACTTATTAAGGTTTTGAAACTCTGCACCGGTTGCACCACTTATTGCTTTAACCTTTGCCATTGATTGTTCAAAGTCTGCAAATGTCTTAACGGCTAAACCACCCATTATGGCCAATGGCGCAGTGATGTATGTGGACATGTCTTTGCCCACGCTTTTCATTTGCTTGCCTACCTTAGTAAGTTCCCTTGATAAGTTTTGACTTGAATCTGAAAACGCTTTTAAGTCCCAACCAATTCTTAAGTTTACATTCTTCTTTGCCATTTTATTTGAACCAATTCGGTTTTTGTTTTTTCAGTTGTTCTATTTCTTCTTTTGTCCAAGCATTGTTGCCAGTGCCTTTTTTGTCATCTTGTTGTTCCCACTCGAATTTAATCAAATCTTGTGGTTTGTGCATCCTTTTATTTCCCGCACTTTTCAAGGTAACAAATGAAACAAATCTTGCCGTTTCCCATTGTGTCCGTGCTTTTATGTTTTCGCCTATTGTATGCCCTATGTAGGCATCAAATATGGCCGCCATTGTGTAATCATCAAGTGATAGTGGGGATTGCTTTAAAACGCCTAAAACAAACCCCCTTATCCAATTTGACAATGGCAATTTTACTTTTTTGCTTCCTTGCCCATGTTATTCAGTGCGGCCATATCTTCCTGCATGGCTTGCGTGAATACATTAATAAGTGCAAAGTCTTCATCAATGGCATCAATCACAAAATCCTTTGTTACATTTTCGCCTGCTGCTTTTAAACCGCAATATGCAATGTCTACCAAAGTACTCATATTAATGTTGTCACCAATTGCCGATACGCTTGATCCGGTTTCCTTTTCGTACATTAATAGTGCTTTGAATCCNAACTTAAATTTGTACTCCTTGTTTTTAATTTTAATCATTTTTGTGTATTTTAATTTTAATTTGTTGTGTGTTAAAGGTAGTTAATATGTAAAAAAAAAGGTGGGCAAAATACCCACCCCATTTTAATCACACATTAACAAGATAAAAACTAAACTGTTGCTTTTGTCACTGCACCAGTTCCTTCAAAAGATACTGAAAAGGTGCTTGATTCCTCAAGGCCATCAGTTCTTCCTAATGACGTAATATGACAAGATCCACTATATTCAACATCTCCAGTTACGTCTGTGGTCCATGTTACAACAACTGCTGCACGTGTTACATACGCATCGTATAAATCAGTGAAACCGTATGTTGCATCTTCTGCGAAGAAACCTTCACCGCTTCCAGAGAAAGATCTTTGTCCTTCTAAACTTTCTTTCCATCCTGCTGAGTCTTTTGTGCTTGCGTCACGGGTTGCCATGTCGAAAGTCAAAGAGTTAGATGTTAGGTGTGCAACTGTTACACCTGCTACTTGTATTTTGGCTATGGTGCCATTCAAAATTCCTGTACTTGCCATTTTCTTATATTTTAAACAAATTTAATTTCGTTTACTTCTTTCTTTAGTAATTTTTTTAACTTTGGGTTTCTCTTCATTGTCAAACGCTACTTCAAGAATGTGTTCAACCTTTTCTTCCTTTGTGTAGTCTCCAAATTCCTTTGCAACTTCTAATGTAATTAATTCCGCGCCCAACTTATTGCTTACACGTAATTCTGTGCCTTCCGGTAACACTCTAAGTGCAACCGCATAATCTTTTATCAATACTATTCTCATAATTTTGTTTGTTGTATTTTTTTATCAATGTACTTTTCTAATTGCACACTCATTGTTTTTTCTGTTGAATTTAACAATGGTCTTGCTGCATCCATAATGAAATCATTTGCAGGTATTCCATAAACACCTTCTTGAATAAAGAAAGCATAAAAACCATCCCTTACGGCCTTTTGCCCTTTTCTTGGCCCTACCAAAACATTGGGGTAATGTTTCAAAGGGCTTGTTTTGATGGCCATTGATTTCTTCAAATTCTCTGGTTCATAAATTTTGCCATTTCTCCCAACAATTGGTTTGTCTGCAACCGGTGTGTTTGCTTTTATTGCTGCTAATATTGGCTTTGCTTGCCTTCTTAAAATCTTTAAGATTTCACCCCTTTTAATTTTGTCATCAGATATGGATATTATTTGACTAATCACCTTATCCATTCCTTCTACACTTAAATTCATAGTGTTCTGCTTGCGGTTAAAAACAAACCTTCGCGATCCAGTTCTTGAATCTCGATTATGTCGTAATTGTTTGAATTGTACACTATTCGCATACTTTCGTTAATTCCTGCAAAGTATCTAATTTTAAACTTTACCTTATTGGTTGCCGTTACTTGATCCGCATTGATTGATTCCGTACCGCTTACCTTTTGAACATTAGCAAATGCCGTGTGAAAAGTATCCCATGTGGTGGTGTACTCACCTATTGCATTAGTTGCAAAATTCTGTACTTGTATAGTTATTTTCCTATCTAAACGGCCTATGTTCATATCTCTGTTCTTTGACTGATTAAAGATAATTGATACATGGTGCCGCGTGATATAATTCTACCAGTGGAACCAAGTATTTCATTTTGTCTATTTTCAAACATATCCGCAACTAACATTCGCAATGCTTGTTTAACCATTGGATCGGTGTTTGCAACTGTGGTAATTTCAATTTCAATTGCAAAATCTTTGACATAAAGTGAAGGTAAATTTCCTTTTAATTCAATGTAAGAATATAAACCTTGATTCCAATGATAATTTTCAGTACTTAAAAGAGTACGTGTATTATCTAAATCATAATAGTAAATTGCTATTGTGTCAACCTCAGCAACATCCACGCGGAAATCATCCCATTCCTGCATGTAGCCCAATATAGACCCCTTCACAAAGATTGCAGTCTCATTGTATAGCCAAACGTGCGCACTTGCTAAATAGTCGTTTATAAGGTCATCAAATGAGTCATCAAGAATGTTCAAATGTCGTTTAGCTTCAACCAAAGTTAAGGCCCAATTTTCTACCGGTGTGTAGCTGGTTATTTTTTTATTTCTTATCATTTTTATAGTATAAAAAAAGGGATAGGCACAACACCCACCCCTTTTATTTTAGTTA